GCCTGAGGCGGCGGCATTCGCGCCCGCGGCTTGAGTCTTCCCTCCGTCAATTTTCCCCTGTTGCTCCAGCTGCACGCCCTTCAGCTTGTAGCCCCAGGCCTCGCGCGCGGCGTTGTTGCGAATCGTCTGCGCGTCTAACTCAGACATGAGCCGGCTCGTCGTAATGTTTTGCAGGGCCGTGCCTGACTGCGTGTCTATGCCCGCGGCAGCCGTTGCGACTTGGCTGCTCTCAATGGCGGCCGTCCCCTTGGCCTGGGCTGCAGCGGCGGCGAGGTTGCCACGGTGGAGGGCGTCAGCGGCGGCCATGTCTGCGAGACGGTGGTTGTCCACGCCCTGGTACTTTTGGTCCGCGCCTGCGGCCACACCGCTAATCATTGACCAGCCGCCTGTGAAGCTTCCGCCCATGGTGTCCTCCGCAGTGAAATTTCGTGGAATGGCTCGCCGTCAATGCCGTAGGGCCGCGCTTCGCAGACGTCGAAGCCGAGCCACTTGGCCCACGCAAGGGCGCGGCTGTAGCGCGCGTCTATGTAGTTGACGAGGACGGGGTACTCTTCGAGGTAAAGGGTAATGGCAAAGCGGCTGGCCCTGAGGAAGGCCACCTTGTGGGACTCCACCGCATCGCCCGTGAGTAGCCACGCGTTGGCCGCCTGGACGTTGTGCAGGTGCAGGGGAATGAGTCCCGTCATACACAGCACCTTGTCTCCGGCGACAAGCGTGAAGGCTTGGGTAGACTGCCAGAGGGCGTCGCCCAGCGCCTCAATGGGAGAGTGGCCGCGGGCGGCCAGCACCTCGGCTGCGTCCTCGGCGCGCATGTTGCGGCCCAACTCCACCGCGTGCCACCACTGAGAGGGAATAAGCCTAGCTGTCCCCAAGCGTCACCTCGCGGGTAATGCCCAGCACCGTCAGCGGGAAGGGCTTCGTCTGCCGTATGCAGACGCGTCCTGACGGGCCCCAGCCTCCGCGTATGCGCAACTCTGCGGCCTCCGACGTCACGGACTGGGGGCCGTAGCCGTCCGTCGTGCGGCGGCTCTTCCATTCATGCTCATGGAGAGAGTTGAAGTCCGGGCCCGCGGAGAAGCTGTTGGAGTCCGCGACTTCTACAACAACGCGGTTAACCACCTTCTGCACAAGCCGCGTCTCAGCCCCGGGAATGACAGGGTCCAGCGTCTCTATTTCACAGACGTAGGGCAGGCCCACAATGGCCGTCGTCACGGTTTCCGGCAGCACTATGCCCCCGCCCGTCACCGTAAAGGGCCCATAGAGAATGCCGTCTGCGACGGCCATGACTTCACGCCCGTTGAGGTGGTCCAACCCGACGACGTATGCCGAGTAGCCCGAGCTGAAGGACTCCACGGCCGAGTCCAGGCAGAAGGGTTGCTGGGTGAAAATGGGCTTAATTCCACCAGCGTCCACGGAGATGAGCCGGCGCTTGCGTGACGCCATCCTCTCGATGGTGCGGCCGGTATTACCGCGGCGGACTTGCAGGTAGAGGACGTCCTCGTCCCCTTCGGGAATGCAGCAGACGGACTCTACCTGGCCGTCTGTTTGGTGCACCGTCCAGGCCCAGACGTCTTGCTCTCTAACAAACGTGAGGCAAGCCAAAGTCCCGTCATCCAGCACCACCCACACGAGTGACTCGGGGTCCTCCGCGTAGGCCATGTCCACAATCTCCCGGCCCTCAAACAAGTGCTTCGCATAAATGCATATGTCGAAGCCCTGGTAACTCTGCTGCTCGTTCGCGTAGCCCAGCGCACGCAGGCCCGTGCCCTTGCTGCGTGCGAAGAGGACGGCACCGTCAACCACCACAGGGTCCACCCAATTGCTGCCCACTTCCAGCTGGGGCGTCGCTTCCATGCTGGTACGGGTGAGAGGCCCGTTGGCGCCGCCGAGACTCCACACGCCGGAGTTGGTGAAAGCGAGCAGCTTACGGAGGAAGACGAGGCTGCGAATTTCCTCTCGCCGCCTCGACGCCAACTCAATGGTTATGGACGTCGCGTCAAAGGCGAGGAGAGGCGTGTCAAAGTTGTAGTAGTCCGCCGTGCGCGAGAAGAAGACGCCCGTGGGCCGCGCGTCCGTGCCAGCAAACGTCAGTCTCTCTTCAAAGTAAGTGACGGCGTTGGGGTAGTCCGCCGTCGCCGCTGTCTTGGCCACTCTCGAGTAAATGAGGCCGGAGGTAGAGAGGAAGGGGTTTTTCCCCTCGGGCGGCGGCTGAGAGTAGTCCGGGTCCTGGCCTGAGTCGGTGAAAGTCCCGAAGGCGTCGAGGAAGCCGACGTAGCCCATGACGGGCCCCCTCCCCCGGAAGAAGCGGTAGCCGTAAATGGCATAGGGGGAGATGCCGAAGTTAAGCAGCGTCAGCTTAATGGGCTGGTCCGCGGACAGCGCATACACCTGGGTGGCTGGGATGGCCGAGAAGCTGACTCCGTTGTTGTTGGAGAGAGAGGTGACGTACTCCGCCTTGGACTCAAGGATGCCGCCGTCGGGCGAGGCATAGAGGATGGTGAAAGCCCACCGCCACGCAATGCCGGGGTGGCTTGCGTCAGGTGCCGGGAAGGGCCCGTGCAGCCAGCCCGTCTTCCCAAGCGTTGCCGCGAAAACCGTTGAGCCTCCAATGGGCGCCGGAATGAGTGCCCAATGGGTACTCGAATAGCGGCGCAACTCCTGGGGCGGGTACTTGCCGTGGGTGAGGGTGAGAATGTCCCCGGACTGGACATACTTGAGACGCGCCAAGTCTGCGGACGGGTACGGTGTCGCTAACTCAAAGGGCACCGTGCCGTACAACTCCGTCATTACCTGCTGGCCGTCCTTTATGAAGCGGACGTAGCCGTGGCCAAACTCCAGGACGTAATTCTCCGTCGCGCCTGAGTCCGTGTAGACGAAGGGAATGAGGCGGACGCGGTCATTGGTATTGGCTTTGGGCTGCACGACAAACTGCATGCCCGCGCGGGAGACGGCCTGGCCCTGGCGGGTGACGTAGAAGTTACGGCACCGGGCAAGTGCACTCGTGTACTTCTGTATGTCCGGGCGGCCGTAGAGGAGCGGGCTAATTTCCCCCGTGGCAAAGCTTGTCTGACGGACTGTCGCCACCGCCTACCCTCCTCGGACGGTAATGAATTGGCTTTCCGGTACTTGAGAGTCCCGGCGCTGACGAAGGTTTTGGGCGCGGGCCTTGAGGTACTCGGCCGCGGCCTGCTGTGTCGCATTGGTGTGCAAGTCCCGCTTCACGGGCAGGGAGAGTGCCAACTCCGCGGCAAGCTTCCAGGCGAGACACTGAATGAAGGCCTGAGAGAAGACGCCGGGGCTGACGGTGGAGGACGTGTACAGCAACTCCGCCACCTCCGCGTCGCATAGCAGGACGCGGGTGTTGCCGTCCGTCGTCACTTCCGTCTCGTAGGGAATGCCCTCTTCTCCGAGGGTAATGGGCGCCATTTGCGTGAGGACGGACGCGGGGAAGAAGCCGTTGGCGCTTCCTCCGTAGAAGCTGCGTGGGACTAAGCAGTCCGCTGGCAACGCGTAGACATTCTCCCAGCCGCTGCGCGTCTCAAGGGAGAGGGCGGCAAGAGTCTGACGCTTGCGCGCGAAGCCCCAGTCAGAGGACTCAAGCAAGGCAAGCAGCGTCGGGCCGTAAGCAACCTGGCAGCACTGGGCTGCTTGTGAGTCCTCGTCGAAGCCCTGAATGGTTTCCTTGTGCCCTATGCGGCCGAGGGCGAGGTTGCAAATGTCCACGTCCGTCATTGCCATTGGGAGGAAGCCTCGTCAGGGAGAAAGTGCGCGGGGGCCAGGATGGGGGACAAACAACCGGCCCCTCGCGCGGTGCGACTTTAAATGGCGTCTTTGTCCGAGGCGCGCTTCTGGTGCTGGCCGTGTTGCGGCTGCCCGTGCTTGGGGCTACCTGCGGTAGCGCGGGACTCCGTCGGGCCCAAGTCCTGCGGCCGTTGCTCGACAGTGCCCGGCACCGTCGGGGGCGCAGGACGCTCGTGGGTGTCAGGCGTCGGGCCGCCCAACTCTTGCGCAGCGCCGTCCACCAACTCCCGCTTGGGCAGCTTCGGCAGGGCCGGCACCACCTTCACAGGGTTGAGGGCAAGCGCCTGGGCTTCCTTCGCAGCTTCCAGCTTCTTCTGGTCCAAGGCTTCGAGGGCGGCCTTGGCAGCGGCGTCAATGGGCTTCCACTTGGTGGAGGGCTCAACGTCGTCGGCGAGGGTAATGACTTTGAGGTTGTTGACGTCGGCCTCGTAGAAGGTGCCGTTGATGTATGCGTTTTGGTGAATTTGGTACGTAGCCATGGGTGTCTCCGGCAAAAGGTTTGGGTAGAGGAAAGCGAAGGGGCCCGTGCGCCAGCAGCCCCTTCACTTAAGGGGCCACTAGGTGCTGGGCGCCGTGGACTCGTTGAGTCCCATGCCCGCGGTAATGACGACGCTCGGCGTCGTCCCACCCGTCGTGTAACTCATGCGGTAGTAGCGGTAGCCCGTCGTCAGGGCCGCCATACCGAAGTGCAGCAGGACGTCTGCTTGCGAGGCGGCAATGGTGGGCGTCAGCGTGGAGATGGTGACAGGCGCCGTGAAGGCGACGTCCACGCTGCCTTGAAGCGTCAGCGTCAGCGTCGGCGACGTGCCGGAAATGGTGCCAATCTTCACAATGAGGTTGAGAGGGGTGCCCGAGGCCAGCCGGGAGGCCGCCCCTCTGTCCACAATGTTGGTGGACATGGCGCTCGTCGTCACCACTTGCGCGTCGGAAAACGTCAATTCATAGTCAGTAAGTGCCATTTTAGAGTGTCTCCTTAGTTTGTTGTTATGAGAGCGCTCAAATGGCTCAGGTGACTACCGACTCGGTGCTGGTAATGGCGTCCGTGATTTTGATGGGAATTCCACGGAAGCGCGCAAACCGCTCTCCTCCGAGGTAACTCAAACCGTCCATCGTCTTCTTCACCACGAGTTGCTTCTGCAGCATGCCGAAGACGAGGCGATTCATGTAGAAGACGGGGTTGACGACGTCGAGGCTGTAAATAGCCGTCACCGCGTCTTCCATGGACGTCGCAATGTCAGCGCCCGCGGTAATGGCGGCCGTCAGGTTGCCCGTGTCAATGTTGCAAATGCGAGACACGAAGCGCGCGTCCTGGACGACGAGGCCCAGCTGCCAACTCCAGTACGTCACGTAGGCGCGGAATTCCTTCGTCCCCGCCCAGTCTTTCGTCAGCTGCTGCCCCATGTCCTCATGGGAGAGGCCCATTTGGCTGCCCTTGGGGTAAATGCCGAAGACAGTCTTGTCACTCCAGCCAATCAACCAAATGGAGGACTGGTCCGCGCCTGAGGCGCTCGCGTCCGCCTTAATGACTTGCGCGCCGTAGGTGCCCGTCGTGCTGTTGAAGCGCGGGGCGAGGCCGGTGAGGGCAGCCGGCGTGCTGGCAATCGACTCGTAGAAGAGGGAGTTGTTTACCTTAATGTTGAAGCCCTGGACGAAGGCCTGGTCCTCGGAAGCGCGGAAGGCGGCCTCGTTGCCATTCAGCTTGGCGAGGGCCACGTCCACCTTGGACATGCCGTCCAGCATGCCGCAGGTTTCGTCGTACTGTTCCGTCACACTCTTCTTCGGTGCAATGCCCTCATTGAAGCGGCGCCAGTCCGGGGACGGCAGGGCGGTGCGTGACGTGTAGCGGTGTCCCGTAACGAGGTTGCCCTCCTTCCAGGCCATGTCCTGCAGCACCGGGTTAACGAGAGTCAGGGACTCAATAATGCTAGCGACGCCGCCGTTTGGGTCGGTGCGCTTGGCAATGTCCAGGAGTGTCGCGTACGTATTACCAATAGTTGCCATAGCTGGTTAGTCCTTGGGAAACATGGAGGGGTAGAGGGCCCGGAGTGCGGCCCGCTCACTGCTGTCGCCGCCTTGGCTGCCAGCGCCCCGGGTGTCGTCCTCGGAGATGGTTTTGCCAATTTTGACGAAGGCCCGGACTAACTCTGGGTGGTTGCCCAGGCCGGACTCATTGAGGACTTGCAGGAGGCCGGGGCTGCCAAACCGCACAACGCCCTTCTTTGCGAATTCAATGTTGCTGGCAAAGGCTGCCCCACCAATGTCCTTGTCGGCCTTCAAGGCGGCAACCCACTCGGAGTTGCGCGCTTCAACGGCGGCCTGGGCACGGGCTTCCTGGGCTGCGACTTGTTTCGCGTAGAGGTCGAAGACTTTTTGTGCCCCTTCGGGCTTGAGTCCTGACTCGGCGGCAAGCTGCTTAAACTCACCCAGGGCTGCTTCGTCTGGCACAAACCCTTCAGGCAACTTCAGCTGAATGTCCGGAGGGGTTTCGCCCGTGGGCGTCGTCCCGGCGGCTGCGTCAGCGGAGGCCTTGGAGTCAGTACCTTCCTTCGTCTTTGCGGCTGCGTCGGCGGTTGAGTCCCCAGCGGTTTTCGCTGGAGAGGACAGAAGGCTTTGGCCTTTGTCGCCCTGCCCCGTTGTTCCGGCGGGTGCAGACGCGGGGACTCCGGCGGCGGCAGTGGGGGGCGGCGGTGCGGCGGCTTGGGTTACGGGTGCGGCAGTTGTGTCAGTCGCCATTCTCGTCGTCTCCGCTGTCGCTGTCAGAGGCCCGGCGGCGGGACTCGTCTGCGTGCTTCGACTCGAGAGCTTCTTTCAGGGTGAGGACATGTTCCGCGGGGGCAAGCTTCAGCACCTCGGCCATTAACTCGTAGCCAATGGAGCGCCGTCCCTCCAGCCAGGCCGTGCGTGAGGCGGAGTCCACGTAGCTGCCGCCCAGCACGTTGGTTTTCTCCATGAGGCCCCAGTAGAAGCGGCGGCCGCTGGGGGTTGCCATGAGGGCGTGCAAGTCCGCCTCGTGTTGACGGCGCCTCTCTGTCGCAACCGCGTTGTCCAACTCACGGGCCTTGGAGGTGCTGTGTCTCACTGGGGCAACTCCGTGCCTTGGGCCCCGGCAATGCCTCCCATGAGGCGCGTGAGGCCATTGTCCCCACTCATGTCAGCGGCGGCGAGAGTCTTCGCGCCCTGGGCCATCGTCATTTGCTGCTGTATTTGGGCCTGCTGCTGGGCCTGCTTTGCGCGCTCCTCGCGAATGCCGGAGACGGCGTCTTCGCCACGGAGGACGGCACCCTCAAGCCCGAAGGACTCGGCGTACTCGTCTACCACCTTGTCCATGTCAATCTTGTCCAGCACCTCAGGCTTAACGGCGACAAGGTTGCCCATGGCGCCCATGAAGCGGTCCAGCTTCTGGCTTCGGTTGAGTTGCTGGGCCTCCGCCATGATGGAGGTGAATTGAATGCGGAAGCCTGAGTTGCGGATGGCCTCGGGTGCTGGAGGGAAGAGGCCCCGCCTGTCCATAATGGCGACAATGCGCTGAATGAGGGGCGTCAGGAGGTCTTGCTCAATCTGCTCAAGCACGGGGCCGAGCTGCAGCATCTTCTCTTGGTGACGCTCCATGACTTCCGTCGCCGTCATTTTTCCGTCGGACTCGGACAGCATCAGCCACAAGTCCGCGAAGAAGCCCGCGCGGGTGCGCGACTCGTGCTCGCGGATGGCCTCTTGTGCGACGGCAATGGAGGCCGGGTTGATTTCATAAATAGGGGCAATGCGAGACTGAGGCCCCAGCATGTCCTGGTACGTAATGCTGCCTGGAAGGAGGCTGACGCGGGTGCCTTCGAGGGACGCGGGCGCTACCAGGGCCGGGTCTACAATCTTGTCCATGGCCTGGGCCTTACGGCGCTCAAGCAGCTGGAGGGCCTTCACGTCGCCAAGCACCACCATGCCGGGCCCACTGCCGTAGCACTCCTCCGCGGAGACTTCCCAGCGCGGGGACATGTACGGGAATTCCTCAAAGCCGCTGCGCTTGAGGAAGCCGTCGTTGTCTCCGCAGGACTCCTCAAACCAGAGGCTGCGGAATTTCATCACGGAGGTGCCAACTTTCTCCGGGTTGAAGTCCGCGTTGGGCTCTACCGCGTGAATGACTGTCACCTTCTCCTGCAGGTGGTGCTTCTCGTGGGCGTCGCGTACGCGCTGGCTGCAGGCCTTCAGGCCGAATTTATTAACCACCTGCTTCACCGTCATGACGAGTTGCCGGTAGACGGTGTCCACTTCGCCGCGGTCGCTATTGGCCAGGCAGTACACGCCAATGGGTTGCACGTAGGTGCGGAAGACGTCTGTGGGGTCATCCTCCACGTACAGGCAGGAGGTGCCGTAGGCGGCCAGGTCCGGGTAGAGGATGGAGAGGGAGTTGTAGAGGTTACTCTTCGCCATGCGTAGTAATACCCGGCGCTCTGCGTCGTCGAGGAAGGCGCGCACGTCGGCGGCCTTGCCCATCTCCGGGTCCTCCAGCGTCAGCTGAAACCAGGGCCGCGCGGGGCTGGTAATGCCGGACATCATCCCGGCGCCCAGCGTCCGGACGGCGAAGGTAGCAGTGCTGTTGATGATGTTGCCGTTACGGCGGGCGCCCGTCGTCTTCTCTGAGGAGAGGAATTTGCTGCGACGGGGAAGGAGGTAGTCCGACAACTCGCGCCAGTGGGGCTCCCACGTCTGTCTCTCCTGCTTGAGGGACGTCCACTGTTGGGCGCACTGCTTGCGGACTTCCACGTCGTCGGGCTTGCGTTGGTTGGCGTCCATGGGGTTACCCGCCCAGCAGGGACTTCGGAGGGGCGGATGGGTCCAACGTCGCGCTACCGAGGAAGGTGGACTTACGGCCGCGCTGACGGAGGGTTGCCTGTGCCTGGTTTTCCGCGGCGAGGTGAATGGCCGCGTCTGTGGCGTCAGGGGCGGCGCCGGGCTGTTGGGCAATGACTTTGTCGCGAGCGTTTTTGTTAGCGAAGACGTCCGTGCCAGAGACGTCCGTCATGGCGTTGTAGCCCCAGCGGTTAATCTGCGCGCCCAGGGTATTGCCCCCGTACATGCTGTTGCTGGTGGCGTTTTTGTTGAGGCCGAGGACGTCATTCTGCGTCCAGTTGGTAACCTTGTTAATTGCCCCACCCATCGGGAGTCCGTTTCTCCGCTTCGCGCACAGCGAAGGGGTTGTAGTCATTTGCCGTGGTGCCACCCTCGTCGCGCTTCACCTGAAGCTGTGGCGGCAACTGCAGTCTCTTCGCGACTGGGGACGCGAAAGTCAGGGCGAGGGCGTCTGCCTTGTCCGGGGACGAGTAGCCGCGGTCCTTGAGGGACTGCTTGGACTCCAGCACAAGCTTCCCCGCCGCGTTGAAGCTGTAGACGGGGGCTGTCATTTCTTGGAGTAACTCGGCTGAGTCGGGAATGGCCCCGCCGTTGCGCGTCCACTCGGCCATCGTCCACCAGCACTCCGCACGCTTATTCACGCAGCGCGGGTTGGCGGACTTGCCGCCGAAGTCGACTCCGGTGACTCGGTGGCCCAGCTGGCGCAGACGGTCCACGACACCGCCGCCGACGCCTGTCTGGTCTATGAAGACGGCGTCGGGCTTAAAGCGCTCCATGGCCATGGCGACTTGGTCGGCCAGGGCCATTAAGTCCAGGTTGCGGAAAGTCTTGGGGCGGAAGGCTGCCCTCCCCTGCCGGGCGAATATGACGGACTCGTCGTCGCCAAACCGCGCCACGTCCACGCCCAGGACCTTGGCGGCGTCGTTGTATTCCACCAGCCCCAGGCTGCGCTGAGAGGCGGCCGTGGCGTCCGCGAGGCTTAGGAGGGAGTTGGACTGGCCTGGGGGGAATTGGCCGAAGACGTTGACCAGCACCCAGGGGTTGTCTCGGCCGTATTGGTCTATTTGCTGTTGGGCCCACGTTTTACTGACGCGGGGCGTCCGGTTGGGGTCATCCGGCGCACTGGAAATTTCCTTCACCCACCACAGCCCTCTCTCCGAGGTGCATGCGCGCCACAGCGGGCCTTCTGTCTTTGTGGGGTTGCCGGCGATGCAGAGTTTTGCTTCACGCCCTGCCGCCTCGTCTGCGTTGGCGAGGCCGGCTTCAGCGGTAGCCGCGACGGAGTCGGGAATGCCGCCCGCTTCGTCTAAGACAAACAGCAGGTAGTCGGCGTGAATACCCGCCAGGGTGTCCGCTTGCTGGGAAGCGTCCGCGTCCTTGCGCCACGTACGGGCGGACGCCCACCAGGTTTCCGGGTGCTGCTTGGAGAATATTCTCTCCGCCGTCCAGGTGAAGGCGGCTTGCAGCAGGGGCGACTTCCCTTGCCACTTGGCCAACTCCGTCCAGAGGTTGTCGCGGAGGTTGTCCCCGGTAATGGACGTGGCCACGACTTTGGGGTGCGGACGGGTGACGAGGTACAGCCAAATTACCCAGGCCAGCACCGTCGTCTTCCCCGGGCCCTTGCAGGCTTTGAGTGCCAGCCGCTGGTTTGTGACGAAGGCTTCGAGAAACTCCCCCTGCCAGGCGTCGGGCTCGACTTGAAACACCTCGCGGACAAACGCCACGGGGGACTCTCTCCAGCGGCGCAGCTGGGCGGCGGCCTGCCGTGTGGAGGGCGCGGGCTTCATGCGCTAAGACTCAAGCCATGAGCGCTATAGACAACCCTGCCGAGGTAATTGCTGAAGCCAAGGCCCAGGGGAAGCAAATTTGGTACGGGCACTGCAGCAACGGCGAGGCGTTTGTACGCAGGGCCCCTGACGGCAAACCGCTCGCATACATGTGTAGCAACTGCGGCTCGGTGGCGGACTTCGAGGCAGACCGAGTTACCGGCCCGGAGGTTTGTCCGGGCCCAACCCATGCCTACCCAGAGGGCTTTGACGACGCCGCTCACCGCGGTGGGTCCATTCGGTAGACGAAGTATCCAGCCCCGAAGAAAAGCAGCGCGAGAAAGATGAGGCCGAGGGCGTTGTCCACAACGTCAGGCCATGAGGTTGGAATAGGGGCGACTCTCATGAGCCCCGCCAGTGCTCGGCCAAGTCCCGGGCCTGCCAACCAAAGAGGGCCATGAAGACGCCCACAGTGAATGCCGCAGGCCCGTGGTAGTGCCACAGGCACAGCCCCAGGCCGAGGGTGAAGACGCCCATCAGCACGGCGAAGAGGGCGAGGACGCCGCGCCTCACTGGGAAGCATCCTTGTCGCGCCGCATGGCATCCTCGCAAATACCAGCCAACGCCTTCCCCTGTCGTCCGCCAGCGCCGTCACTCAGCGCCCACAGCAACGACAACGTCCGCGCATAGCAGCCGGCGCATGCCCCCTTGGACTTCCGCTTGTGCCAGCACGACGCCTCCATGGTGCCGCCCTTTGGGCCCAGTCGAAGTCCGCCCTTCTCGACGGGCTGAGACAGGGCCAGCAACCAGTCCATGGGCCTCTTCTTCGCCTTCGTCATGAGTCTGCCTTCCCGAAGTTCTTCGGCACTTCCGGAAGCTCGCAGCTCGTCCAGATGAATGTCTTTGCCTTGGTGGCTGGGTCCCACAGGACAACCGCGAAGCTCAGCCGCGAGCCCTTTGGGTGCAGCTCAACCCAGAGGTCACACCCGCCATCAGGCATGGTGCCGCCGTCAATCCTCACGGTGTCCGTTTGAAGCATTGGGGCATTGCTCAAGGCTTCCTCCCCTTCTGCTGCTGCTTCTCTTCCCGCTGTTGGGACTCGTAGGCCTTGAGGTTGAGGAGGGCCAGGCGCGCACGGAGGTAGGTGCGCGAGGGCGCCGAGTCCGCGTCGTGTTGCTTCAGGGCCGCGTCAATGTCGGCTTCTGTGACGGGGCCTGGCCGTTTCACGAGTCAGTGTCCTTGGGGCCGTGTGGCGTTGGGTGTCCGTCATGGACGCAGAGAGACAGCGCCTGCTTCGCCATGGCGAGAGACAGCCGGTGCTCCAAGAAGGCGCGCGTCAGGGGCGCTGGCAGGGTTTTGAGTGCGTCGGGCTCTATGGTGGTTTCCACCTGCAGCGACTGGCCGCACACGGTACAGCGCACCTCGTCGAGAATTTGCACCGTCTCCCCTGTCACCATGGCGGACGTCAGGAAGCTGCCGTACTCGTCCGAGGGCCGCACCTCTGGGTGGCCGCACTGGCCGTGGGCGTCCCAGCAGGGCACGCACAACTCCTCCATGCAGTACCAGCAGGCCTCGGGCCGGGAGTCCTCAATGGGGTGCGCGCAGCGGCCGCAGAGAGTCATGGCTTGCCACCCCTTCGCCAGTCCTCAAAGTCGCAGTGCCCGACGAAGAGGAAGGAGGCAAACACC